TCAGGATGATCCCATTCAAGAGTTACAAAAAGCATTTAAAGGTGCTGCTGAAGGTATTGGTAAATTTACACAGGATGGAACATTACAAAAATTAGCAACTAATTCTCTTGCCGCAGAAGCTTTAAATGCTTTACCTGGTGTTAGTGTAACAAGAGATCAACTTATTGCAAGGGGAAGTGGTGGAATAGTAAATCCAAATATGGAGTTATTATTTAATGGAGTCACTCTTCGTACTTTTAGATTCTCTTTCAAATTAACCCCTAGAAATGATACAGAATCTGGTTCTATTAAGACCATAATTAAAGTGCTTAAAAAAAATATGGCACCAAAGGCTGCAGAAAGAAAACAGTTCCTAGCAACTCCTAATATATTTGACTTACAATACATGAAAGGTGGAGACAAGCATCCATTTCTAAATTCATTCAAATCATGTGCTTTAACAGATATGTCTGTAAATTATACTGGTGATGGAACATATGCTACATATCATGATGGAACTCCAGTATCCATGATAATGGATCTAACATTTAAAGAACTTGAAGCAGTTTATGATGAAGATTACGATAAAGAAAATCTATCTGGAGTAGGATTCTAATGGGTTATTTTAAAGAAGTACCAAATTTAGAATATCAATCTTTCTTGAAAGGTAAACTATCCTCTCAAGATTATTTGACTGTTAAAAACTTTTTTAGAAGAGTAAAATTAAGAGAAGATCTTGAATCAGTATATACCTTCTTCTCAAAATATACTATATTAGATGGTTTAAGACCTGACAATGTTGCAGAAGACCTTTATGAATCACCACAACTAGATTGGGTTGTATTAATATCTGCTGGAATTATTAATGTAAAAAATGAATGGCCATTATCAAATTCAGAATTAATCAAACACTCTGAAAGAAAATATGGAACAGAACTTTCAGGAGTTAGGCATTATGAAACAACTCGGGTTGTAGACAATAGAAAAAGACTTATTCTTCCTGCAGGATTAGTTGTAGATTCAACTTTTACCATACCAGATCCATCTAATCCACTTGAAACATTAAATCCAGTAGTTCCAATAACTAACTTTGAGTATGAAGTTAAAAAGAACGACAAAAAAAGAAATATATCTGTTTTGAAAAAAGATTATATTGGGCAATTCTTATTAGATACAAGAAAATTGATGAGATATACAAAATCTTCTGAATATATAAACAATTCTCTAATTAAGACAGAAAACACTGAATCTAAATTACCATAATAGATTTAACTTTTTATCAAAAATCATTACATATCTGTGCTTGCGAGATCTTTCTTTCCACTCACCTTCTGATCCTTTAACACTTCCTCTAGAGTGTTTAGTTCCATCTGCAAAATAGAAATCTTTCTTTGGTTCTGAAAGACCGCAATAGAGAAAGTTACAAGCACGATAAATTGTACCAGAATGATGGTCACTATCAGCGTATGAGATAATGGCCCTAACGTTGGTCTCTTTTCTAAGTCGTCTAATCGCTTTTGATACAAACCAAGAAGTGATATTATACTCGCTCTGCTGAGTATTCGGGTGGATGCAGAGTCTGGATAATTCAAAAAGTCCTTGCTGTTCATCACGTTCTAATCCAAAGGCACCTTTAGCAATTTCAGGAACAGGGAGACCCGTAAAGATACAGACTCCCTGAATACCACCCACATTTAATGGACAAAAATCATTATTTTTGTATAACCCATAATTATAACCAGATTTAAAGGTTTTAGAAATATCCTTTAAATAATGAAACCGCAGAAGTAACTCTGCGGATTCTTTTTTGTTTACGCGGTCAATGTGATAATCGGATTTCAATCTTCTGCCAAACGTGCAAAGTATGAAAGTGCATCATCATCTTCCTCAGTATTACTGAGATTGATGTCAGGGGAATTGAAGTCACGCCCATCACTCAAAGAGTTAAGTTCATTCTTCATAGATTGGGGCATGGGAGCAGCACCACGATTCTGTGCGCGGAACTCTTCTTCTTCCTCAACTGTTTCCTGATCTTGGAACTTAGGAGTTCCCTTGTTGCCAAGAACATAGTCAAGGCGAGTTTTCAGTTCCTCATAAGTTTTGAACTGGTCGGGAGCAACAAGTTCTGCAAGAGAATACTGCTTCTTCCAGATTGCTTCCATTGCGTCATCGTCGTCCAAGAGTGCGCCTTGAGCGGCGAACTCAGAAGAATCGTAGTTACGATAACCTGCAACGTTCTTTGCTTTCAGTTTGAAGTTGGCACCTTGCCAGAAATCGAAAGGATCAATTGCCTCTTCATCTTCAAACTCAGGTTGCATAGCAGCAGTGAGTTTATCAAAGATTTTCTTACCGAACTTAAAGAGGAATACCTTACCCTCATTCTCAGGATTTGCTGGATCCTTTACAACATAGATGTTGCTGTAATACTGCAGTTTACGCTTTTGCTTACGTGCTGCTTCTTTACCTGCATCAGTGCCGTTGTTCCACAGCAAAGAATTGTACTCAGACACAGGATCTTTTTGTCCCATAGTAGTCAGAGAGTTCTCGATAAACCAACCACCAGGACCTTGGAAGGCATGGGAGTACAGTTTTACAAACGGTAGATCCTCACCGTTGGGAGCAGGCAGGAAACGGATGACGGCATAACCATTGCCGCTTTTATCTACATCCAGTTTCCAAAGGCGTTCATCACCAGAACTGCCAGTGGTATTCATTTTTTCGACTTCTTTAACCAGTTTAGCGGTCAAAGAACCAAGTTTAGATTGCTTCTTTAGATCAGCAAAAGACATTTGGATTTCCTCGGATAAATTGGATTTGTTGGATACTCGGATATTATAACGAAGTTTACCTCAGGCGTCAAGGTGGTCGCGCAAGGATTGAATTGTGGCATTCATACTATTAAATAGATTATAAATGTCGGTTTCTGGTGGGAATCCCATCAGAGCCACAGATCTACGAAGATTTTCTTTCATTTCCACTGCTTGTGGATCATCAGATAGTGATAATCTCGTATACATGATTTGCTGTTTATTTAGCAAAGTTTGTAGTTTTTCAACGTTTTCCATTCTCTCATCCTTTTCCATATCAGAAAAAGATAACAGAGTACCATAAATTTCCTCCTGAAGGCGATTAATTTCAGCAAGTTCTTCTTGAATAATCTCAGAATCAAAAAAGTCACTCATTTAAAATTTCCCTCAGAATTTTTTTATATTGGAATACATCAATATTTATGAAGGGACTATATTTTTTTAATTTTAAACTTACAATCTCCCATACAGGATCTTGCAGTTTCTTGTCAAAGTTTTTTGAAAAATGGAATACTTTGTCCAAGATTACGAAGTTTTCTAAAGATAATCTGCTGCTTAGATACTCTTTCAAAATCTTTGGATGGCCGTTGGAGCAATCGAAAAGATTTTCTAATTTGTTTTCCGACAACAATTCGTTGCTTTGTTCTTTGAACAAGTAAGTTGAACTCTGCTTCCGTTTTCTCCAATCTGCGTATGTTCTTTCTCCAGAATTGATAATTTCTCCAATCCATAAGTTTTGTGGGTTATCAGAGGCAGCAAAATTAGACACTAAAAAATCAACGACCTCTTCATTAGAATACTTACGGGAAGTCTTTTCAAACCAATACTTGTCTTTCCTCTTATTAAAAGAGGTTACACTAGCACGGGTCTTTGCTCCGTATTTGAAGAAGTCGTATTTGGGATTAGTGAAGTGATTTTTTAGTGACAAATAATGTTGATAGGTTTCAAAGGGTGTCACGATCATAAAGGAAGTTTTGCTCTTGAGGTACGCTTCATGAAGTTGAGACGAGTTGCGTCCCACTTCAATTTTTCTTTTAGAGGTTTAGAAACAAGTTTTGACACGGATTCAACCTCTAATTCATTTACTTCACAATAGTGAACAATCGCATCGATGTAATTAATTTTTTCTTCAGCAACAATTTTTTCAATTTCTATTGCAAATTTTGGAGGGGTCAAAAATTTACTTTCTAGTACTTTTTCTAGTTCTTTATTCGGTTCCATAGATCTCCAGTTTATCTCTAACAAACTTTCTAATGTATTCGGTAAGAAGTTTGATGTACTTT